AAGTTGTTGAGTGACCGTAAGAAAACACACGGTAATTTTCCAGACAATGCTCGCATAAGCCAGATGCTCAAGCAAGTGGCGCGTACAGCACCCAACTGGGACAACATGAATGACTCTCAACGTGAGTCATTTGATCTACAAGCAAGCAAGTGGGGGCGCATCCTAGCAGGTGACCATAACTTTACAGATCATTGGGATGATCTAGTTGGGTACGCTACGCTTGGTGGTACACACTCTGGCACAAGCCTAGCTACCGTAGCATCTGACATTAAGTTGTCCTTTGGTGGTATGCCTAAGGTCACCGATGTAGACGAAGCCGTACTCAAGAAAGCCTAGTTATGAACGGACAGTATCATCTCATACTCACAGTGGTCACGGCAGTTATTGCCGTGGCTATCGTCCTCGTTATTGCAACCACAAAGGGGAAGAAGTGATGGATGCCACTGAAAAGGTAGCCCAGATGATGATCCGATGTGGATTGGCAACGGGACACGGTGACACTATCGACGATTTGATTTTTGAATTGGAAAAGCAAATCAAGAATACATCGCACGCATTCAGCGATGCGCTGAAAGAAATTGAACATTTGAGGTTAGCTAACTTAGACCTTCAGATGTGGTTTGATTATGCCACAACTGAATGCGACAGGTTGCAAGCTGAAGTTTTAAAACTGCGAGAAGAACTAATGGATTTCAGCATCTCGCCTCTACTATTTGGAAGTTATGATAACTCGTAAGGAGGGATAGTGATGGATGAACAATCACTAACTTATTTAGGGGTGGCACTCGTTACTATCGGCACTCTGTACACCGCATGGCTATCAATAATTATAATGGTAAGGGAAGAACGGTTACATGGACATCGTAACAATCGACTTTGAGACGTACTACGACAGGGACTATTCCCTGTCCAAGATGACAACAGAAGCCTACATCCGTGATATGTTCTTTGAAGTTATCGGTGTGGGCGTCAAGGTGAACGACTATCCTACTGACTGGTATAGTGGGAAGGATGTAGGTAAGTTTCTTAGAAGCCTAGACTACAGAGACAAGGCTATCTTGTGCCATCATACGGCATTCGATGGGGCTATCTTGTCGTGGATGTTTGATATCAAACCTATGTTCTGGCTTGATACCCTGAGCATGGCTAGACCACTGCATAACGTCACCGTTGGAGGTTCACTCAAGGCACTGACAACTTACTATGCTTTGGGTGAGAAGGGTGATGAGGTAGTCAACGCACTAGGCAAACACCGTGAGGATTTCACACCGGAAGAACTTAATCGGTATGCTTCCTACTGTGTCAATGACGTAGAACTAACGTACAAGTTATTCCAGAAGATGAAGGTCGGCTTCCCTGCATCCGAGTTGATGATCATCGATCAGACTTTGCGTATGTATACTGAGCCTAAAGTTATTCTGAACACCCGTGTATTAGAGAACCATCTCTCCGATGTACTAAACAAGAAAACTCAACTCGTTGACAGCCTTGGGTTGACGGGTATGACCGAGGAACAGGTTAAGAAGGTGCTATCAAGTAACGATATCTTTGCAAAGTACCTACAGAACTTAGGCATCGACCCTCCGGTTAAGGTAAGCCTTGCTACTTATAAGACATCGTGGGCTTTCAGCAAAACAGATCAACCATTTATAGACTTGTTGGAGCATGAGGACGAACGGGTTCAACTTGCCGTAGCTGCTAGGCTTGGAGTGAAGTCTACAATTGAAGAGTCAAGAACCAAAAACTTATTGCAGGTTGCTAACCGTGGTGCGCTGCCGGTCATGCTCAACTATTACGGGGCGCATACAGGTAGGTTTAGCGGAGGGGACAAACTTAATCTCCAGAACCTACCGAGAAACGGGGCTATCCGTAGAGCCATCTGTGCGCCAGACGGTATGTCATTCGTATCATGTGACTCAGCGCAGATCGAAGCCCGTGTTCTTGCATGGGCGGCAGGACAGGATGATCTGGTGCAAGCGTTCCGTGAGGGGCGCGATGTATATAGTGAGTTCGCTAGTGAGGTGTACGGCAGGAAGATAACCAAAGCCGACAAGATTGAACGGTTCGTTGGTAAGACGTGCATCCTTGGGCTTGGTTATGGTATGGGAGCCGAGAAGTTCCAACGCACACTTGAGTTAGGCCAAGGCGGTATCTCTGTTAAACTTACACTGAAAGAAGCTAAGCGCCTCGTCACGCTCTACCGCGTAAAGCACCACAAGATCGTTTCGTTCTGGAACAGATGCAGTATTGCCTTACAACATATGTTGGCGAGCAAGGACGGTGAGATCACTCCTATACTCAGGTATGACCGCGACGGCATAACACTCCCCAATAAGTTTAAGATTAAGTACCCTGCACTCAGGGCTGTGGATAACAATTTTGAATACATTAGTGACGCTCGCTCCTACCGCGCAGCAATAAAGTCCCGTGTGTTAAACGGTGAGGCTACCGGGGTAACATGGACCAAGATTTACGGGGGTAAAGTTACCGAGAACATTGTGCAAGCACTGGCCCGTATCGTAGTATCAGAACAGATGGCGAAGGTTGGACAGACCTACCGCGTAGCGTTTCAGGTACACGATGAAGTCGTAATCATCTGCTCAGATGAGTACATTGAAGCCGCCAAGCAGGTCATCACTGATATAATGTCAACGCCTCCTAAGTGGGCGGCTGATCTCCCTGTCTCATGTGAGGCAGGGCATGGAAAGAATTACGGAGACGCACATTGACACGCCTTTCTCACTCTCATTCGGCTCTTGTCCTGTATGATAACTGCCCGTTGCGGTACTATTACCAACGGGTGGCTAAGGCTGTCGTCGATAAGGGTGGGGAAGCCAGTCTCTACGGTGAACGTGTACATAAGTTTCTGGAAGATAGGCTCAGGGAAAAGCAAGTACTTCCTCTGGAAGTGGAGGGGTATGATGACATGGCTCAGGCCATCGAAGAGATATCCAGAGGCGGTGAGCTGCTGGTCGAGAAGGAACTGACACTCACAGATAAGTTTACACCAACCGGATGGTTTGAACCAGACGCATGGTTCCGATCTAAACTTGACGTTCTTGTCATACGTCCTGAGTGTGCATACGTTTTGGATTGGAAAACAGGGAAGCGCAAGCCTGACTTTGCCCAGTTGGAACTGTTCGCCATGCAGGTGTTCATGCACTATCCAGAGGTGGATACTGTTAAGACTTGCTTTGTCTGGCTCAAAGAAACCAAGATGGACTCAGAGACATTCACTAGGAGCCAACTACCTGATATCACTAGCAAACTACTGAAGCGAGTAGTGCGAATCGAGAAGTCTCTTGAGTCTGAAAACTGGCCCGCAAAGCCTAGCGGTCTATGCAGGTTCTGCCCTGCCAGAAATATGTGCGACGATGCGCTAACATAACACTTGACATATACGTAAAGGAGATTACATTATGGCTACTACACCAGAAGGTCGTATCAAGGCTAAGGTGAAGGCATTATTTCATAGGTACAACGTGTGGTATTTTATGCCTGCGAATAATGGCTATGGAAGATCAGGGGTTCCTGACTTTGTAGCGTGCGCTAACGGTAGGTTTATAGGTATCGAAACCAAGGCGGACGGTACGAAGAAAGCTACCGCACTACAGGAGTTGTGTGGTCAGGCGATAATAAGCAGTGGCGCTTACTATGCTGTTGTTTTTGATGATGTCACACTGCTTAATTTAGAGACGTACTTAAAAGTCGGTTTAGGGATGGTAGATGTTAGTAGTAGAGGGCGCAAAGGCACTGGCACTGAAGCTGAATAATCCAGCGCGGGTACTCGCCAGTATACCATCTGCAAAGTTATTGAGGGTACAAGGTTCCGATCTTGTTATCGCACCGCACAAACTTGATGAGGTTCGGGTTCTCAGAAACCTTGGGATAAACGCACCGTCTCCTATCATGCACTACTATGATTGGTGTGGGAGATACACCCCATACGATCACCAACGGGAGACAGCGGCGTTCCTGACCTTGAATAACAAGGCTCTGGTTCTCAATGAGATTGGTACTGGCAAGACACAGAGCGCACTATGGGCGGCTGACTATATGATTAAGCGGAGACAGGTACGCAAGGTACTTATCTTGTCCCCACTATCAACACTCGAACGGGTGTGGGCTGATGCTATATTCTCAGACTTCATTCACCGCAAGTCTGTTGTCCTGCACGGTTCATCGGAACGTAGGTTGAAGCACCTAAAGAAGGATGTGGATTTCTACATCATTAACCATGACGGGTTCCCTATCATTGCCGACGAGTGCATCGGTATGTTTGATCTTGTGATTGTAGATGAGGCTGCGGTCTTGCGTAACCCATCGACCCAGAGGTTCAAGGTATTCAGGAAGTGGATGGATAAGAACCCACAAACACGTTTATGGATGATGACCGGAACACCTACTCCTAATGACCCGACAGACGCATGGGCCTTAGCTAAGTTGGTTGGTAGCCCGTTCTGTACCCAGACATTCACTGCGTTCAGAGAACAGGTTATGATGAAGATCAGCCAGTTCAAGTATGTGCCTAGGCCGGAGTCGGTTGAGATCGTCAAACATATTCTACAACCATCTGTCCGGTACACCAGAGATGAATGCTTTGATCTTCCTGATACCGTGTTCCAGACACGCAAGGTGGAACTTACTGCTGACCAGAAGAAACACTACACTCAGATGACTCGACACTACGTCACCGAGATGCTGAAAGAACGTATACTAGAAGGGACTATCTCTGCTGTTAACGAGGCAGTTAAGCTACAGAAACTTATTCAGATAGCCTGTGGCGTAGCCTATGGTGACGAAGGTGAGAACATTGAGATTGATTGTTCACCCCGTGTGAATGCGGTCAAGGAAATCATTGACGAGGTAGGTGAAAAGGTTATTCTCTTTGTCCCTCTGACGGGTACGCTTCATATGTTGGAGCGTGAGTTATCCAAGAATTGGTCATGCGCTGTAGTTAATGGACAGGTTACTGCCTCAAAACGTAACCAGATATTCCACGACTTTCAGAATAGCACAGACCCGAAAGTTTTAATCGCCCATCCTGCAACGATGGCACACGGACTAACACTGACCGCCGCATCTACTGTGATTTGGTATGGCCCAGTGACAAGCAACGAGCAGTATGTTCAGGCGAATGGGCGTATTGAACGTATCGGTAAGAGGCATGTCTCTAACGTGATTCACATCGAAGCTACCGACTTGGAGCATAAGATGTATACGCGTTTGAAAAACAAACAGAAACTACAGGGGCTGCTTCTTGATCTTATACAACAAGCTACGGAGAAATAGGTATGACAGTCAATGAAGTGATTGCTGCATACCTCAGGTTCAGAGCCAAGAAGTCCCAGATAACCGCTGAACTTGAGGCAAAGGTATCAGAACTAGATGCCAAGATGGAGAAGCTAGAGAACTGGATTAGGGAGCAAGCTGATGCACAGGGGGTGACATCATTCAAAGGTAGTAGCGGTACTGCCTTCATAACCACTACCGACTACGCACAAGTTGCTGATTGGGATGCAATGTTGGATTTCATAAAGACCAATAACGCATACGATATGCTTGAGAAACGTGTCAGCAAGACTGCTGTACGTGGATATATTGATATGAATAAAGCCGTACCTGCCGGTGTTAACTATGGCACTAAGTTGTCTGTTAACGTCCGTAAGCCTACCAAAAAAGTGTCTGATTAACTGCTCACATAGGAGAAACTTATGAGCGATCTCGTACCAATGAACATCCAGATTCCTGCCCATCTCGCTAACCGTATCGGGCAACCGTCCGCACTGGCCCAATCTATTATGGGCGGTATCACTAGCGGTGACTCATACCCACGCATTAGCATCAAGGGTAGCCGCTTCCGTATTGTGGAAGGTGGAACTGAAACCGTTATGGATACCACGGCACTGAAGGTTGTGATCGTTGGTTCTAACCCACGCCTGTCCAAGACATGGTATGCTGCTGCATGGTCAAAGGATGCAGA